CACCGGGTAGTCGCGGCGAATTTCCCGGCGCAGTCTGATCCGCAAATCTACCCGGTCGCGCCAGCGTTCGCGAAACATTTCCGGCACGTGTGTCAGCCCATCGGTTTCGATGACTGCCACTGCCGCTTCGCGGAACAGGCTGACGTGCTGCGGGATAAACAGACCGTCGCGCAACAGGTTGGCCTTGCGCTGACAATTCGGGCCATAGAAGCTACACAGCAATTCGCTTTGTTCCATGCGCTGGAACATGTCGTAACCGTCACCGGCACTGACGTGGATTATCGCCGGCTGGTAGTCTTCAGTGCTGCTGGTGATGCCGATAGCCGCCCAATCGACCGTGATGTCTGGTGTCGGTGGCGGTTCCGGCTGCCAGCGCGGCCGGACAAGGTTGCCGGGTAGGTCGGTGATGCCTGCGACCATCGCTTGCAGCCAGTCGATAAACCCGCCGTCTTCCAGCGGGTCCGGGTGCGGGGCCGGCATCGGCCCCATAAAGCCGATGAACCGACTGTCGGTGACATAAGCCATCAGGCGTAGCCCTGCGGTTCCGGTATCGGCGGCGGGTCGATGTAATCGACCGACACCGCAACGACGTGGACAAAGCCGCGCCCGTAGTGGCTGTAGTCGTCCAGGGCGCGCACGACATACGACGACCCGGCCCACAGGATTTGGTCGGGGTGGGTGATGATGGTGCCGGTGGCGTCCTTGGCGACGCCCTGAAAGCGGAAGAACGCGGTGACGGATATCGATTTATTGAAGTATTCGTGTTCCGGCAGCCGCTGAAGGTCGTTGGGTGACGACGCGACGACGACACCGCGGCCGGGGATTTTCACCTGGGTGGTCTGCGCCCGGCCGCGGTTGTCCACCGTCACCTGTCGCCTGATGACGGTGAAATCGTCCCAAAACGACGCGTCGAACGCGTCGCTAACGTCTAGTATTGGCATCTTTACGGATGACGTAGGAAATCGAATTCAGCATCTGCGCGGTGTCCACCAGCGGTGTCATGTCAGCGGCCCCGCTGGCCCCGACCGCTGCCGCCTGGGCTGCGTGCCGGGCCAGCCGCATCTGCACCGTACGCGGCGCAAGGTCCGGTTTCAGTCCCGCGGTAATCCGGTTCTTGATGCCGGACACCGCTTTGATTCCAGCCGCGTGCAGGCACTTCATCATCAATGGTTCGTCACCTTTGAACGCGGCCCGGCCGGCCTGTTCCATGTACGTTTCCCACTGGCCGCGGCTTTCACTGACACCGGGCTTCAGCCACGGTCGCGGCGGGATGTTCACTGACGGTGCGCCGAATTCGTGGATGTAGCCCAGTGTCGAATTGTCGATAGGTGACGCGGCACCGGCCACCGGCTGCCGCTTGTTCGGTTCGGGTTCCTGGCCGCGTTCGTTCAGCTTGCCGGTTTCCTTATCAGACGGGATGCCGACCATGATGGACATGTTCGACAGTTTCTTGATCGTCGCCATCACTTGGTCAGTCTTGCTGACTTCGTGGATGACCGGGTTGTTCGCACTACGGTGACCGAATGGTTGCTGTGACTGGGCCATAACAGAACATGCCCTATATCAAGGTGTTTTTCCGTTAGTGCCACACACCTGCCTGCGGCCGGACATCGGCGCTGGTGTTGCGGAATGGCCGGCTGCGGTTCAGGGCGGTGATGATCGCGGGTTCCAGCGGTTCCGCGTCCAACACTTCGCGCAATTGCTTCACCACTTCGGTGTGCAGTTCGAACAGCACTTCCTGCTGTGTCTTTGGCTTCGCCGCTGCCGGCGCTGCGGACGCACTGCGCTGTGTTGCGGCGCGCGGGCGGGCTTCGGGTGCCGGTTGCCCTTCAGCCGGCTTGGCGGCGTCCGCGTGCGCCCCTGCGGGCTGTTCAAAACCACCACCACCGCTGCCGGTGCGGGCGGGTGCGGCTTCCTTTGGCGCATTGGCATCGGCCATCGCCTGATGGTAGGCAAGGTTGCGTTCCAGGCGTTTACGGGTGACGGGTGACATGACAATCCCCTTCACTGGAAAGATCACGGTGACCGAATATAACGCAAACGTCGAACTAGCGTAAGCCCGGCGCGAACAGAAAGACGGTTATCAACACCACCGCAATCCACGCCATCCAGCCTGTCGCCCAGGTGAAGCCGGTTGCCTGGGGGATCGGAAGTAGTGACAGGAACCACAGGAACAGGGTCACGACCAGCAGAATTTCGACTATCATGACAGTCACTCCTGATAAAACTTGCACATACACAGCAAACACCTAACATCGGCGCATGGCCGTGTGGGTGTTTATCGGCATCGTGATAACCCTGGTGCGTCGCGTGCCCTGGCTTGCACTTGCACTGCTTGTAGCGGTGATTTTAACAGTTCACCTGTGCGGGGGCTGACGATGATAGAAGTGACCTACACCGTGACGGTTGCCCATCCACGTCGTTGGTGGAAAGACGACAGCGAACTGGTAGACGATTTGAAAACGGTCATCGAAGACGGGCTGGGGTTTCCCGACCCCGATGAAGTCCCGATTAGTGTAACTGTGGTGAAACAGGAACCGATAGCATGAAGACGGGGAAAGGAATGCAGTGCCCGACCTGTGCCGGTCGCGGCAAGCGGCTAAACCCGATACTGGAACCGGTAATGACCGGTTACGGGTTGCGCGCCGACATCGACGGTATCCCGCTGCTGGTGCGCTGCACCGACTGCAACGGCACCGGTCGGCATCAGCCGGGCGAAGAACGACCGGCTAAAGAAGTGGTCAGCCTTTCGGTGGACTAAAGCCGTCGCGGAACCAATCGTGGGTGCCGATACTGTCACCGTAGCCGCGGTAGGCTTCCATCGGCTTTTTCGGTGTCGGTGCCTTGCCGCGCTGCGCGCTGCCGCTGTAGCCGGAAAACCGGCCCGGTGTGCTGCGGCCGGTGCCGCCGCGACTGCGCGTGGCCGCCGCCTTCCTTGCGCCTTCACTGGTGCCGTAGTCGGTGGTTCGATTGTCACGGCCCTTGCGCCGCGCGTCGTGCAGGTGAATATGGGTGCCCATTACCCTATCCTTCAGCGAAAGGCTACAGCGATGCGAGTGTCAGTGTCGGACCAGATGGTCGATATGCGCGGGCCGGAACAGGAAGTCGAAGTGTTATATCGCAACGACTGCCTATGGGTAAACGTGGATGGCAAATGCCGCCTGCGGATTTACGACTGCCCGCCACACCTTGTCAAAATAGACGTGGAAAAGATGGAAGGAAGTGAAGTACGCCGTACACGATGCTGACCATAGCGACACCCGACAGCAACATCAATCCGATTAGTGTTACCCCGTGCGGGTCCGGTCGCCACATGACGGCAGCCCCTTAACCTGCGGGGAACCGACACTACCGGCGCGTCTTCCGGTCATCGCGCCGGTTCCCCTTGCATCACCCATGCGCGACCGGATTGTTTCACCGGATGGGGTCAGCAACTTTTTGGTGGCGTGTATGGCACCACGGCACTGCGTTCGATAACAAGCTTTTTTGAAATCACACTGCCGCTGCCATTACATTGGTCGCACAGCCGCCGCGGGATGGCGCGCTGGGTGTCGATGACGGTGCCCGCGCCACCGCACGTCGGACAGACTACCTTTTCCCTGTACATCGACGGTTTCACATCACCACCGTACCGGACGGGTTCCAACCGCAGCCGGGTATCTGTATCGGTCCCATTCCGGCCATCATCGCCAGCCGCCACCACCGCTGACCGAAAATCGTCAGGTTATAGTAACCGGGGTTGCCGTAGGTTTCCAGGGCCATGCCAAAACCGTAGCTGACACTGACACCGTTCACCGATTTGGACTGCGCCGGCCCTATCATCAGCGGGATGCTGCCGTAACTGCCATAGCCGCCACCGACACCTTGGCCGGGCACCGCACCCGCCGCCTGGGCGTAGTAGCGGTCCAGTATCAATTGGTGACCAACCCACAGTTCCTGGCCCAACAGGTAGACACTACGCCAGCGTTCCGGCCGCAACAGCAGCACGGCTTGGTCAATCCAAAACTGGATGCTTTCGGTCGGGAAGGCGGCGGCGTTGTCAAATATCGGGAAGTCTTTTTTCAGCCGTTCCGGTGTCAATACATCGGACGGCACCGCCACCGGCAACGGTTCGGCGTTGCAACTGAAGTAACGGTACTCGGACAGCACGCGGCCGTCCTTCAGGGTGGCGAACACCGTCACTTCATAAATAACACCGTTCACCATATTGGCGAAACGGTGTGTCGTGACAGCGGCGGCATTGGTCGGGTCGCCGTCTAGCCGGTCGGCGGCG